AACGTTGGTGGAAATGCAACTGCACAGGCAAGAATTGAAACTTTAATGACTGTGATCGATGATATTATATTCAGCGGATCACTAGAAGGTTCTAATAATACCACAGCATTAAGAAATTTACATTATGCTTCTCGTCAATTAGAATTGAACAAAGCATTTATGACAGCAGAAATCAGTGCTTATATTACAGCAACTTTTGTAGGAACAGCCACATCAAGTGATGTTTCTACCAAGAACATTGTATGTAATAGCACAAGCTGGTTGAGAAGAAATGCTGCTATTAGATTCTCCGGAACTGCATTCGGTAGTATTTCTACAACAAGAACTTATTATGTAAGAGAAGTTGTTAACGCTACCACATTTACAATTTCAGAAAGCATCTACGGAACTGAAGCTGATATAGTCACTGGTTCAGGATCAATGACATTCAGTCTATACTACAATACAGCTTTGTGTCTAAGAGACGTTGAAGCTTATACTGACGCATTAAAATACGATCTAGTATATCCTGGTAACTATGCCAGCGCAATGGCTGCTCGTTACTATTCTAATTCCGTAACAGGAAGCCTAGAAGAAGACATGTACTATCTAAGAAACGGTACTGGTTTAAGAAATCAAACATTAGATGGTCTACGCGGAGATCTAACCAGTAACAACGAATATGGTACACGCAGAGTAACTGCTGGTGCATACGCATCTCTAGATCCAGGTTGGGGACCAGATGACGAACGTGGTTGGATTATTACTCGTTCACCATATGTACAAAACTTGACCACGTTTGGTTACGCAGCTATTGGTCAGAAGATCGACGGCGCCCTACACAACGGCGGTAACAGATCTATTACATCCAATGACTTTACACAGGTTATCAGTGATGGTATCGGTGCTTGGATTACCAACAACGGTCGTGCTGAGCTTGTTTCTGTGTTTACCTACTATTCACACATTGGTTACCTAGCAGAAAACGGCGGACGTATTCGCGGCACTAACGGTAACAACTCATACGGTGACTTTGGATCTGTGGCAGAAGGATTTGACGATACTGAAACTCCAAACACTGGTATCGTTGATAACAAATTCCAATTCGTAGCAACCGTTGGCTCTGTGTTTACCAACGGTGTAAATGTATTAACATACGAATATGACAATGCAGGTTCTGAGTACACTAGTGCTATAATGAATACCACTGGCGCAGGAGCAAGTGCGTCAACAGAGCAAGATGAATTCCGTGATGATGCAGTTTTCCAAGTTAGATTACTAGACTTAGGCAACGATTCTTCCGGTCAGTTTGGTGGTGACGGCTATGTAACTAACAGTAACACAGCGCAGGGCGGTACAACAACTAATATCTCTATTGCTGCAACTGATCAAGAAATTAGCTCTGCATACGTGGGAATGAAAGTTTACCTAACTGGCGGAACTGGAGTTGGTCAATACGGTATTATTGCAACATATAATGCAGGTACTAAAATTGCAACAGTGACTAAAGAAACAACTGGCGGTGCTGGTTGGGATCATTTAGTTCCAGGAACTACAATTTCTGCACCAGACGCATCTACAACTTACACAATTGAACCAAGAATTACATTTACTGCTCCTGGTTATGCTTCCACAGCAGCAACTTTACCATCTTCAGTGGCCTGGGACGATGTCAAGTACGTGAATTTATCACGTTCTTATGACAATGTAACTGGTACAACTAGTGGAACAGGCATTAACGCAACATTCTTGGTAACCAAGAAAGGTCTTAAGTATTCTGTTACTTCAAAAGCAACAGGAGTTGGTTATACAAGATTAGACACTATTACAATTCTTGGAACAGCAGTAGGCGGCGCAGCCCCAACTAACAACATTGTAATAACAGTTACTTCGGTAAATTCTACTACAGGTGCTATACAGGCATTCGACGTAGACGGATACGGTCAAGGCGGTAACTATATTGCTATTGCTAGCGGCACAGATTCTACAGCAGTTAGTACCAACGGAACAACTTGGGCATCTGGTGGTGTTCTACCAAGCTCAACAACTTGGACCAGTATTGCAGGTGGTAATTTAACAGCTACAGAAACTGGCGGTGCATTTATTGTAGGTCGTTCTTATACGATCCTTGCATTGGGCACAACTAACTGGTTAGCAGTTGGAGCTCCGGCTGTAGTTGTAGGGGCAACATTTATAGCAACTTCTGCAGGTGGTGGAACTGGTACTGCAACTCCAAACGCTTCTGCATTAGTAGCAATTGCAGCCACCGGAGTAACAGCTTATACACACGATGTAGGGGCTACTTGGGCTTCTGGCGCTACATTACCAGCAACAACTGGCAGCTGGATATCAGTTGCTTATGGCGCAGGCGTATGGATGGCAATAACATTTGGTCATAATAAAACAGCATTCTCTACTAATAATGGCAGAACGTGGACTGCAGGCGGCAATTTACCAAGCACTGCAAACTGGACTAAAATTGTTTATGGTCGTGGTCGCTGGGTTGCAATTTCCTCAGGTGGCACAGTAGCAGCGTATTCCATCAACGGCGGTGTTGATTGGACAGCATCTGGAACAGGATTACCTTCAAGCAGTAACTGGAATTCAGTAACCTGGGGTAACAATAGATTTGTTGCGGTATCCAATACCAGCGGCACAGCAGCAGCTTACTCATTCGACGGAGCAACATGGGCTGCAAGCACATTGCCAGCTACTGCACAGTGGACAGACATAACTTATGGACAAGGTGTATTCTTTGCTGTAAGTCAAACTGCTCAAGCAGCAAGTTCAGAAGACGGTATTGTATGGACTTCAAGAACAACATCTACAGCAGCCAACGGATTTAGCGCAGTTGCATTTGGTAATCCAGATAGATTTGGTTTATTTGCAGCAGTACAAAGATCTACAGCAGGCACAGTGGCTTCTTATATTAGAACAGGTGCTACAGCAAAAGGCCGTGCATTTGTAAGTCAAGAAAAGATCTTTGCTGTTCGATTAATCGAACCAGGATCTGGTTATGCATCAGCACCAACGATGACGATCACTGATCCTAGCAACATTTATGAAATGCCGTTTGAAGTTAGAATTGGCAAAGGCGCAATGGCTACTCCTTCGTTTATCAACAGAGGTTTAGGCTATGTTAGCGCATCAGCTGAAGTAGCAAGTGGTGACGGTTACGGTGATTTGTTCCAAAGTGGTTCTTACGTAGCAGTACGTAGATTAACTCAACGACCAGTTGCTGGTTCCAACGTGGTATTTGGTAACTTACCAGGCAGAACATTCAAACTGGTTAACGTAGTTTCGTTTAGAGGAAGCTATGACGGTTCCTACACTGCGTTCTTCCAAATTAGCCCACAAATAGGAGTTAGCGAATCACCAACACACGGCGATTCTGTAACAACTAGAATTCGATATAGCCAGGTTCGATTAACTGGACACGACTTCTTAAGTATTGGTTCTGGAAACTTTGTAGAAACTAACTATCCAAACGACTTTACACAAGATCCTATACAGGCCAATGAGACACAAGAAGGCAACGGTGGACGAGTATTCTTTACATCAACTGACCAAGACGGTAACTTTAGAGTTGGTGATTTGTTTACTATCGAACAGTCAACTGGTATTGCAACATTGAACGCAGATGCGTTTAATATTGCAGGTCTACAAGAACTTACACTAGGTGAGGTAACATTAGGTGGAGCATCAGCAAGTATTACTGAATTCTCTACAGATCCGTTCTTCTCACAGGATTCAGATTCTGTTGTTCCTACTCAACGTGCTATTAAAGCATACATTTCTGCACAAATTGGTGGCGGTGGTGCTTCATTGAACGTAAATAGTGTAACAGCTGGTTTTGTGTTTATTAGCAATAATCAAATTACCACTACAACAAATAGTGCTATTCAAATGAAAGCAAGATTTGACTTCCGAGGGGGAGTAACAGGATATCCAATAGCTTGGAACTACTTTTTAAATAACAAATAATGGAGAATTTATAATGGCAACAGGAAGATTAGGAACAGCAGACCTTTCAGCAGCAGCATTGACTACGGTCTACACAGTACCTGCTGACACTTTTGCTGTGGTATCAGTAAACATCTGTAATAGAGGCAGCACACCTGCTTCTATTCGTATTGCAGTAGCATCTAGTGCTACTCCAGGAAACGCAGAATTTATTGAATATGACTCACAGGTAACAGCAAACGGTGTTTTAGAAAGAACAGGTTTAGTACTAGATGCAGGCAAATTAATTGTAGTGCGTTCAAGTGCTATCAACGTTTCTTGCGTGGTGTATGGTATGGAAACATCAACAGCTTAATAAGGAACTGAGATCATGGGAAGAATAATATCATTAGGTATCCAGTCAAATATGGCTGCAAACGTTATGGGGGTAATTGCTGAAAGGCCGTTAGCCGCTAATCCAGGCGTTACCTTTTTCAATCAAACATCAAATCAATTAGAGATTTGGAACGGTTCAGCCTGGCACCCAGTTAACGATTATCAACGAATTGATATTTCTACTAGTGGCCCTGTATTAGCCAATAGATCATATTGGGTTAATACTGCCAGTGCTTCGGTTACTTTAACTTTGCCGGCTTCACCAACTGCTGGCGATTTTATTAAAGTAACAGACGTTACTGGAACTTTTGGTACAAATAACTGCACAATAAATCCCAACGGTAACAGGATTATGCGACAAGCAGATACAATGACGATAAGTACTAATGGTGCTAGCGTTAGAATGGTGTATTATGATGCAACACGTGGTTGGTTACTAGAAGCTATCTAAGGAATAAAGAATGCCGTTCAATTATCAGTCGTTAAAAAATATTACAGACCTAGCTATTGTCGACGGGTCGATCGAAACAGTCGATCTTGCAGATAACGCAGTTACTGGCGCTAAAATCCAGTTAGGAAATGTCACTGCTGGAAAACTAGCAACTGGTGCTGTTGATTTAGGATCGTCTACAGTAACTGGGACGTTGCCAATTAACAAAGGCGGATTAAATCGATCGACCTTTGGTGGAGCACGTCAAGCATTATACAGCGACGGATCTAACATAAACTTTAATCAGCACGGCATACAAGGTATGCAGGTTTTTTATGGTGGCGGAACTTGGAATAGACCCAGCGGCGTTAGATACATACACGTTCAAGTAGTTGGCGCAGGTGGTGGTGGTTCAGGCCACGGCGAAGGTGGCGGCGCAGGCGGATATGCTGAAAGATTTTTAGATGTAACAGGCATTGGATCTGTTGGCGTTTATGTAGGTGGTGGCGGCGGCGGAACTTACTACGCTAATGCAGGAGGCAATGGCGACTATGCAGCATTTGGACCATACATTTCTGCAGGCGGTGGTCACGGAGCCAACAGACAAAATCAACACTCGGGCGGTGTTAGTGGTGCGGGATCAGGCGGAAATTTGAACCTACATCAAGGGGGCGGTTTTAGTCACCATGCCTATAGTGCCCAATCAAATGCAGACACATTCTTCGGTGGAGGCGCCCCAAGCAGTCACCCACAAGGTGGACATTTTGCCCACAATCACCAAACACATTGTGCTCCAGGAACAGGTGGAGCAGGAGCTCACTTCCACGGACATCGTGGATCAGATGGTCGTCCCGGAATGGTCGTTGTGACCAGTTTCTATTAAGAGAGAAAGTAGATGCCATTTAATTATCAAACATTAAAAAATATTAGTCAAGCAGCATTGGTAAACAGTGCTGTTATAGGATCAGACATAAACACATCGCAGGTCACTGCCGCCAAAATTGCACCAACTACCATTGGTTCTACAGAACTAGCCACTGGTGCGGTTGATGTTACACAGGCCACAGTGTCTGGTACATTACCTGTGGCAAGAGGTGGAACAGGCCTAAGCGGCTTTTCAGGAGCATATCGTGTACTAGCTGCTAACTCTTCTAATAATGCATTAGAATTTGCCCCAACAGGAATTTTTAGAATGGTGGTATTTACAGGCTCCACTACCTGGAATCGACCCGCAGGTGTTAGATTTATCAAAGTCCAAGTACAAGGTGCTGGAGGAGGTGGCGGCGGCCACGGAGAATCTGGTGCAGCAGGCGGTTATTCTGAAAGAGTACTAGATGTTACCGGAATTCCCTCAGTTAGTGTGTATGTAGGTGGAGGAGGCGGTGGCACATATTATAATAACGCAGGCGGTAATGGAGACTATGCAAGTTTTGGTCCGTATCTATCAGCCGGCGGCGGTCACGGATGCAACAGACATAATAACCACAACGGTGGACTTGCTGGTGTAGGTTCTGGTGGCGACTTAAATCTATACGGTGGCTGCGGTGGAGGACACGAGCAACGATCATCTGGTATGGGCGGCTCAACCTTCTTTGGAGGCGCAGCACCAAGTGGTCACCCACAAGGCGGTCACTTTGCACATATTCACCAAGGACACTCTGCCCCAGGTACTGGCGGAACCAGCGGGTACTTTAGCGGACATAGAGGTAGTGATGGACGTCCAGGAATTATTGTAGTTACAGAATATTATTAATTAGGAATCAAAGATGCCATTCAATTATCAGGCTTTAAAAAATCTAACAGGACAAGCTATTGTTGATTTATCGATCAGCACGGCTCAAATCGCTGATAGATCTATACCAGATGCTGACATAGGCGCAGGCGCTATAACAGCAGCAAAAATGGCCACTAGTGCAGTAAACGTAGGAACGGCCACTGTAACTAGTACATTGCCTGTGGGCAAAGGCGGAACTGGCCTAAACAGTATTGGCGGTGCCAACACTGTATTAAGAACAAATGCATCTAACAACGGTTTAGAGTTTGCAGTGGCTGGCTATTCAGGAATGCAGATATTTACAGGTAGCGGAACTTGGAATAGACCAGCTGGCGTTAGATATATTAGAATTAAATGTCAAGGTGCAGGAGGCGGAGCTTCAGGTCACGGAGAATCTGGAGCAGCAGGTGGCTACAGTGAACGAGTACTAGATGTATCCGGCATTGGATCTGTTAGCGTTTACGTAGGCGGTGGCGGTGGTGGCACATATTATTCAGGTGCAGGCGGCAACGGCGATTATGCCAGTTTTGGACCTTATTGTTCTGCTCAAGGCGGTCACGGAGCCAACAGACAGAACCAACACTCGGGCGGAGTTAGTGGCAGTGCTGGCGGCGGCGACTTAAACATACATACCGGATCAGGTGGCTCACATCATCACAGTTTTGGACCAGGCGGAACCAGCTATTTTGGCGGCCCAGCACCAAGCGGACACCCACAAGGCGGCCATTTTGCCCACAATCATCAAGGACACGCTGCGCCAGGCAGTGGTGGCACAGGCGGCTATTTCTCTGGACACCGTGGATCAGATGGTCGTCCGGGCATTATTGTTGTAGAAGAATATAAATAATCTGGGAGATTAAAAGATATGAAAAAAGCATTAGTAGGATATCAAGGCTGGGTTTCTCAAATTAGAGAGCCAGGCGAAGAAGGACCAATTTATGAAGGACCGGGCGCAGTATCAGTTTGGGTAGATGCACCCGATGATATTACCATGGACTGGACTTTAGAATGGAGTCCCGGTCAACAACGTATGATTTGGGTAGAGCGTGATGGGCCATTTACAGATAATTCTGTAGCTAGAAAAGTTGCCTACGGCCGTGAAGGCGAACAATTGGGTATGATCTTTGATGCTATCAAAGAACATGGTGTTCTAGATGCTAACAGTGAATGGTTCCAACATCAACTTATGGTTAAATCTATGATTCCAAAACCAACTGGTGACAAGTTTTTAATGACCAATGAAGAATATATTCGAGATCAAGCATTTTCAGAACCTAATGCAAGTAAAAATCCAGTTCCTTCAACGGTAGAAATGCCTTGTTGGGTACGTTACCCAGGCTGGAAAGGCTATCAAGCACCGTAATTAGTTAGCCTAGATTACAAAAAGGCACCATTATGGTGCCTTTTTTATTTCCAACAGTAATATACTCACATAAATAACTGGCACTATAATTAAAGGATGCCTTATGCAAATTAAAAAAGTCACTATTGTTGGCGGTGGATCATCTGGATGGATGACCGCAGCAGCCCTATCAAAACTATGCCCACATTTAGAAGTAACGTTAGTTGAATCTAAAACTGTTGGAACAGTAGGCGTTGGCGAAAGCACACTAGGACATATTAATAAATTTTTAAAACTTCTAGGTCTTCGTGACGAAGATTGGATGGCTAAATGCAATGCCACCTATAAGAACTCTATTCGATTTACTAATTTTAGAGAACCGGACGGTACATTTTTTGAATATCCTTTTAGCGGCGGATTAGATTTCAGTGACAAGCCTCATGGAATTCAAGCCTGGAGCGAGTTGGCTACACTATATCCTGAAGAGTATACCCCAGGAACATTTGCTGAATTCTATTGTACTGCAAACACATTCTTAGCAAAGTACAACAAACAAACACGCGACGAAAAGAAAATCTTAAGAAATTTTGATTTTGATTATGACACAGCATACCACATGGATGCACAGTTATTTGGTCAATATCTCAAAGACAATATAGCAATACCAAACGGTGTTAATCATATTATTAACGATATACATAGTTATAAAAAAGATCACCTTGGTAACATCACTCAAGTACTAGCTGCTGACGGAACAATACTTCCCGAAACTGATCTATGGATTGACTGTACAGGATTTAAATCTATAATGCTGGAGCAATGGATGGGCTCGCAGTTTATGTCGTTTGAAAAATATCTAGCCAATGACAGTGCCTGGGCCTGCAGATTACCTTACATTGATCGCGAAAGAGAAATGCACAATGTCACAGACTGTCATGCATTGGGCAACGGTTGGGTATGGAATATCCCCTTATGGAATCGTATCGGTACTGGATATGTCTACAGTTCAAGATTTACCACAGCCGAAGAAGCTCAACGTGAATTTAGAGATCATCTTGCGGTGAAGCACAGTCCAGAGATTGCTGAAGCAGCAGAAATGTTTCATGTCAATATTAGACACGGAAGAAGACGCCGAGCCTGGGTCAACAACGTGGTAGGAGTTGGTCTTAGTTATGGATTTGTTGAGCCATTAGAATCAACAGGACTATTAACCACACACGAAAATATTATTAAATTAGTTGAAGCTTTGAATCGTAGAGAAGGTTATCTAACCAGATCAGAAGTTGAAGGATTTAACTTTGCTGTAGAGTATGATGTATGTAAGTTTAGAGACTTTATTGCCCAACATTATGCACTATCTAAGAGAACCGACACTCCTTATTGGAGATGGTGTACTCAACTGCACGAGTATTGTCCAGAAATGCAGGGCGATTACATACTACAACAAGCACAGTTTCCTAACCTAATGGGCAATATTGCTGGTAATCAATCCTACTATAGCGACTATACCGGAAATATGTTTATTGCAGCAGGAATGGGTGTAAAATCTATTTCTACAAAAGAACTAATATATTTTAGCGGTGATCGAAAAGATGTTATTAGAAAACAAGAAGATATTAATTATACCAAACGAAGATACGAAGAGTATAGAGATTTTATTATTGAACACGTTAAAAAACTACCAAGTCACTACGAATTCTTAAAGAATGAAATCTACGGCGGAAAAGATGACCACGCTTTGTAAAAAATTGTTTGGTTGGATGCGCAAGGAAAAAAAACCTTATGTAAGGTTCTATTCTTTAGAGCCTGGAGTAGTTGAACTGTTTCCGATCATTAACTCGGCCAGCCTAAAACGTCCATTTATGACAGCTGAGCAGGTCGGCGATATGCCAGAGACGCTTAGTTCTAAGCATTGCCCTGGAATTAGAAAGTTAGTATCAACTGGCTGGATCATTACCGCCCCTGCCGATTTTATAATTCAAACCAACGGCGATGGAATAAGTTTTGAATATGCCGAGACTCATAGGTTTAGCAAAGTTACTCCTGGTAGAGATAGTTATGTGTCATCGCATTCTAAAAGCCAAGTAGAGCCTTTACTTGACGATTCAACTACTACACTTCAAACAGTAGTTAAACTAGAAACACCGTGGCGAGTAGAAGCATCTGAAGATGTAATACTGTTGCAACTACCAGTAGCCTACAATAAAGAAGATCGTTTTCAGGCAGCAACAGGATTTTTAGATACTAAATTTGGCCACGTTTTAAATATTCAATTGTTTTGGAAAAAACTTGAAGGCAAATACCTAGTCAAGGCTGGAACGCCATTGTGTCAGATTATACCAATGTCTAGAAAAAATCTCAGCCTTTCAAATTACGATGTAACAGTAGAACGTTACAAGGAACACGACTTAGAAAAAGAAATCGCTTTTAACTATGCAGCAAACTGCGTATTCTTAAATAGTGATAGCTTATCAGATAGACTTACACGGTCTATTAATATTTTAAAAACTTACAAAAAGGACCAAAAATGAAATATCTCGAAACTCTACAAAATGTGTTAACTACTATAACTGCTGATAAAGCAAACAAAGAAGCAGAACTTGTTAAACTTGAAGAAGATTTTGCAAACGTAAAATTAAATCCCTATGGTATCACTTCAATTGATTTTAGCAAAAGACAAGAGTTAACCACTGACATTTTAAAAATCGAAGGTACCATGATGGGCTTGCAATTAGCTATTGAGACCTACGGAGAACATCAGGGTGCTACAGCTTAATGACGGCGGAGTTTATCTATTTCCACCGTTGATATGGAAGCTCAAATACTCATTTGATTTTGCCTCTCTTGAACCAAAGATTAATCAGTTGTTTGCTCTAGTAGAAGAAAATTCTAAATTAGAGCAAGGCAACGCTGTTTCAACAGTGTCGGTTGATCAAAAGTTTCAACCGCACTCTTGGGATGAATTAGCTGATTTTCAAAATTGGTTAGGATCTTCGTTTGAAAATCTCAAGGATTTATATAAATTTAAAAATCGTCAATCTGAAGTTACACAATCTTGGCTTAATCGTCACGGCCCAGGCGGTTTAACTACCGAGCATAATCATAATTTTTCAACATTTGTGGTAAGTGCTTATATAAAATGCCCTCCCAACTCTGGTAACATTGAATTTAAAGATCCGTTAGAATATCATCTAAGTAGTTTCCCCATAGAACCTGAAGAAGTATTGTACAAGGAACTACCTGTAGAAACAAATGACGTTTTAATATTTCCGGGATGGATGCGTCATAGAGTACAACCAAGTAACAGTCTTGAAAACAGATATGTTATGACTTTTAATATAAAATGATAGATTTTAAAGTTTGTTATCCCGATGCAAATAACTTCCATAAAGTTATTAAAATCAAAAGTTTAGAAGAGTGGAATACTAGGTATATCAAACTGGAAGATGATATTGGCTATTGGATAGCTGATCTACCGTTTGATAGCCAATTATTAGATGTCTACAAGAATTTGATTGCAGCATTTCCGGTTCAAAAAGACAACAACCACCCCGATAATCGAGATCCTAACCCGTTCGATACTATTCATGTACCCGAGTGGGTTTCAAAAGACATTTGTTTCTTACTTCGAGACTTTTATGTGTCTAATATTACCAATGATATTTTTGATCCGCAGATACACGAGTGGGGCAATGTGTATATGAAAAATCGAAGCCGACCAATTACGTGTTGGCGAATCCCGCATATAGATTACGTACACGGCATTGTAGCCAATATGTGGTTCACTGATCACAATGCAGCAGATAGCAGCACAAAACTTTATAAGTATACAGGTAAGATGCATCGAGAGGTATACGATTTTCAAATAGACGAAAGTCACAGAATGTACAAAGAATGGAAAAGCATGGCAGAAAACCCGACTAGGGCAGATGCTTGGTTTAATATTCCAGACGAAGATTTAAAACGTTGGGGTTTTGAATTAGTGGGGGCAGCCCCTACTACTGCAGGGACTATGACAATGTATCGAGCAAATGTTAGCCATTTGGCCTATGTTTCTAACGCAATAGATTTTAGATGGAGTCATACTTTTGCATTTAGTCATGAGTTGACTCCGACCACTTTTATGAGAGATATTTTTAAATGAATTTTGATTTATATTTTCCCACACCAATTTGGTGGGAAGAAACTAAACTAGAAAACTCTGAAATAGAAAAATTGGCCTATCGGCTAAGGGAAGAAAATCCAGCCGGTAGAAAACTCAGCAATCAGGGAGGATGGCAAAGCATGGACTTTCGACCAGCTGTACATCCCGAAGTTGCAGAATTAGAAAAATTAATAATGGAACAAGCCAATCGATGTATCTTCGATTATGGGTACCATCCAGAAAAATGTTTTGCAGTTATGGAAAATATGTGGATTAACATAAACGGAAAAGGGCATACTAACTCCGTACACATACACGACAATTCTTTTATATCTGGTGCATATTATGTTAAGGCTCAGGAAGGGCACGGAAATTTAACATTTTATAAAGGACATTACCAAGACTTTATTGTGTCCTCACAAGCAGAGTTAGATCATTATACTCCAATTAGTGCTAGTGCTATTACTTTTAAACCCTGCACTGGAAAGATAATAATATTTCCTGGATTTTTGCCACACGGCGTTGATAGAAACGAAATAGATGAAGATAGAATTTCAATTTCTTTTAATGTAAAATTAATTAGGACAGATGATGAACGATATTGGCCAGCGAATTCTCAACGAAACTAATTTATTAATAGATGATAAACCAGCAGTTTTTAAACAGTTGGTAAAAAATCCCAGCGAGTTGTTAACTTGGCATGATGTTGAAACTTGTCTCAACAATCCCTATCTTTATCAATTTGAAATGATTGATGTATATAATAAAAAAGTAGATATTCCACAAAGTAAAAAAGCATGGATTTGGGACAAAATGGTGCAAGACAAAGCATTTATGTTTGAAAAATTACACCAAGGAAGTAGTCTAATAATAATGAACTACGGATTTTACAGCGAAAAGACCATGCACCTTTTGAAAATTTTTGAAAGTATGTTTCAAATTAATGCAGCAATACACGTATACTGCGGCTTAACTGGAGCAAAGTCTTTTTCTATACACGACGACTACCCTTGTAATTTTATTATACAGGTAGAAGGAAAAACTCGTTGGAAAATATTTAACAATCGGATATCATATATGCATCGTACCGGGGCAATGAATGGCCGATTAAGCGAAGAAGATTTAGATGTTGCTATTGATGTTGAATTAGAACCCGGTGACGCACTTTATATTCCATCGCGTATGTACCATGTAGCTTATCCTAGTGAAAAGAGACTAAGTTTAAGTATTCCCTGTTGGAATAGATTTCCAACAGACCCGCCCGATAATGCTATTGATAGAAATTTTTACAGGATAAATCATGACATTTAAACCAATTGAAATTTTTGATGTAGTGGATCATACCTATCAGACAGAAATTTACAAATATGTAACTGATATAAAATTTCCGTGGCACTATATAGACGATGCTACGTTT